GGAGGGTTTGGTTGGTACTTAAACACAGGCGCACCTGTAAAGAAAAAGCATGAGAAATCCTCTGCAGCCGAAACATACACTGGAATCAAAATAGGTTCCGTGATAGAGGCTGAAGTATTTCCCAAAGATATCCGAGCGCTCCAACCAGGCTCGAATTCGAAGAATGTTTGCGGTCCTCGCAACTTCTTCGCGGGAGAAAAACGATATGTGGAATAATATGGGACCTCAAATGTGTGGAAGGGATTTACATCCGCGTTCCACCTTGTAGATCCGGCTTGACCATCGTTTGACTCAAAGGATTCCATAGCAGCTAATGTATTGTTATACACATCAGTTGTATTAGCCAGACTAAGTTCAAAATTAGCAATCCTGCTGGCTGGTGGTGTACGAGATACAGTACATGTCGGTCGAATGCCAGATTGGCGTACCTCCGATATGTCCATTGCATAACGTACTCCTCCTCTCCTTCCAGAAAAAGCACTGGAAATGTAAGTAAGGAGAGGGTGGCGAGACGGAGCATAAGTGTCTCCACTCGCAAGCAAAAAGAAGGGTCCCTGTGATCCACCAGGGGGCGCTTCTAATGCGTACCCGGGATGATACGGGTAAAGGGCTCTTTCCATGATCCAAACTGAAGTGGACACCCCAACCAAAGGGTCAAACACTTCATGCAAATTGTATCTTTTCAAAACTGTCCTGAAAGATGCAAATGCTTCACCAAAATGCACACGGTTGACTTTATCATCCATTGCAGTCATGTCGGCAAACATGGCAACTTGTTCCGGACGTTCTGGCAAATTGTCCGTTCCAAGATTCTCTTGTCCTGATTGAGCAGAAAGCCGAGCATCTAATGCTTCGGCAGGCTCATCCACGTAGTACAAATTCTCTATGTTCAAAGAAAACGGAGCTGCAACCTCGAAATCATCATCCATTGAAACAAAGACGTTAATTTCAATGTCATTGTTTACAATGGAGTTCGGTGTTGTGAGCTCATTGACTACGTAAACGGATATAACACCATTACCTGTAACCAATGCACTATCTCGAAAGTTGTTGGTCCCGTACATCAAATCCTGACTGAACCCGGGACCTATATGTTCTACAAAAGTTCGAGATTTACCCCATCCACAATCAATTGTGAAATCCTTTTTCTCGGCCAAATCAATGATGGTGGAATAAACAGTATTGTATTCCACAGTCGGGCCGGAAGAATCTGGGTCATAGGCGACTCGAATACGCCCTTTATGATACCCACTACTCACAATCTGAAAGCGGAATTTCATTGTTCCTTTGTAGTACTGGAACGGCATAACAGCAAAAGCGGCAGCTGTTAAATTGATGTTGTCATTTTCGTTACCATGGATAGCAGGATCAACCATACAACTCCACAAACGACTGTCAGGAGGAGCGCCAATGTCCCAAACAAACGAAGTGAGAAAACTCTCTCGTTTTGCTATTCCGACTATCGACAACTCATCCGTTCCATCAAGGCCTGCGATACGGGAATCGATAGATAATTCTTGTTTCACGTCCATTGATAGTTTTGACAACTGTTCAGGCACATTCGTTACAGCCAAATTGTTTTTCGTAATTGGCTCGTATTGAGATGTGATCAAATCAGTGGGGCGACTATAGCCAAAGAGAGAAGAAACGCGAGCTAATGCTGTAGCTCCCTCCTCTGTCGCCCTAGCAAACGGTCGTATCACTGGAATCTTTGCCAAGACTCCAGCTGCCTTAGCCACAAGTGTGGCCGGTTTAGAGATAGGACCTTTTCCATATTCATCTTCCCCTGATTGAAACGTAAGGAAGTGATCGATATCACTCTCCTCCGTCCCACTTTGTGGAAGAAGACCCAATGGATTTGTTTGAGTGGGAATGGCCAATTTCAAGTTCTCTACCCATGCAAATGCAGATATAGACACAAGAGCGACTGCTCCGTTAGCGTGTTTCAAATCCTGCATGGATCGTATAGAAATTTGGCCCATATCGCGCCAATCACCAGTTGTGATATTCAGCAAGTTTTTGTGCCAAAAGAAAGGGAGTGTTAATTCCCCTCCTTGGCTCTCGCACGGATCCATATAAAGGTGTGGTTTTTGAGATAGTCCCATGATGGTGGTGTTTTCTAAATCATTGATGGTATGTAATGGAGTGTATCCAGCAATTAAGCGCCCATAGAAAAATGAATTCCCATTTATGACAAACTTTACTTTCATAACATAACTCATCAAATTGAAGTTGGCAATGCGATTGCCGACTCTCTTGTTCTCGAAAAATCGAGTGTGCGGATTAAAATCCGTACTCAGACTACTGTTAACATTCCAATCTTGTTCATAGATCTTGATTGGTCTGCGCATGAAATCTGCCAACGCAACGTCCTGGATCATAGGATCATTGCGAAGGGAATCGATCGCTTCTCCCACAGAGTGAGCGTGTCCGCCCTCTTCATCGTGAAATTTGACATTACCAATTTGTTCTTCACCGGATTGAAGACTCAATAAAGAGTCGTCAACTGGCTTAGGTGGAGGCTCATCTTCTGGGTTCACATACATGCATTTAAGCATATCCCATGTAGCGAGATCGCCTGTGAAACCACGCAAATTGCATCTTCGCACAACGCGTGTCAGTTCTTGTCTACGCTGTTCATGAACATCCCTACCATATTGGAAGAATTCGAGGTTAGCTTTGAGAATTGAATTCCCCGCTATTTCTTCTGGTAAAACATCACTCTTCTTCCGGTGCATGTAATTATGTAGGCTCTTTGAGATGGACCCCAGTTCAATGGGAGCCAAATACAGATTGAGCTCTTCATTCCACACCCATCCCCTTTTCAGAAATGATACTTGTGTGAAATCTACATTATCAACAATTTCGGATGTCTTGTCAGCCATGGTATATGTGATACCAATTTTTGCTAAAACCTTTGTGATGTTGGATTGCTTGAAAATGTCCTTTTCGTCATCGTGGACTCCGCCCACGTTATCATCGCCATAGCACAAAAGTGCCACGCGATCGCAAAAATCTGGGACATTTTCCTCTCCGGAATGCAAGGTGTAGTACACCATTCGCATATAAATGCTGTTTGCAATATTGTTCAGAATGACTGTCAATGGATGTCCTGACGGATTAGACCCAAAGAATTTGACGAAAACACCATCAAATTCATACAATGGGTTGCTTATCTCCGTAGCAATACCATCCAAGATGTTCATTTGATCTTTGTTCCACCCTGCCATTCGGGCAGGTTCCCATAGAACATCAAATGCGGCCATCATGATGGTGCTCTTAAGCTCCTTGTCGAATCCGGAAAAATCTCCATTGAAGAATCTGTTTCCCTTTCCAAACCTTGTAACGACATCAGCCATCTTGGTCCAATCAGCACTAGCTGGATTGACACCAACAGCACACTCCAGTTCACCCTCACTCATTTGGAAATAACGCACCAACGATAGTGTATACATTCGAACCACGATAGTGAATGCAACTTCGCATCCAGCAAAAACGCGGATCTTTTCTTTTCCAATAGCTACGGGTTCATCCTTCAAATTCGCACGAAACACGGCATTAACCCGTTCCTTTGCCTTCAAAGTGGCTATCATTCTCTCAACTTCTTGTTTGAATTTTGGATCATCAAAATCGTATTGCACAGAAATTTCCTTGTACATTGATTCAATAATCGACACAAACCAAAGCTTAGATTTGTTGAGAGGCCAACCCATTGAGGTCAACCAGTCCATATGCTTCACTGACGCGACATCGTCAACGCCGGACAGTGCTACAGCATACGGATACGGATGGACCAAAGCTAATCTGTCTGGATACCTTTTGTTGTACCTCCACAGAAATCTCTTGAAGTCCTGTACCGATCTCAT